CACTTGGATATAGTTCTTTCCGCCGTGCTTCACGGCTCCGAACGCCACCTGATACCCCCCGGCATAGTACATGCCGGAACCCCAATCTCCGCGGTTCCCGTCCAGAACCTGCGTCACTGCGTCGGCGCATTGCTCCAGTTCTTCTTCCAGACCTTGTAGCCGGTCCTGCGAGCACCGGATCTCCGCGGCCATCTGTACCGATCCCGAAAACGTCCGGAATTTCTCGGTCAGGCCGTTCACCAACTTCTCGCAGTACACCTGAACCGTCGGATACCGAACCGTCTCGCTGCGCTCCGTCAGGTCCGCCGCCGCGTTCTGCGCGCGGATGTGAATCGCCGCTCCCGTACTTCCGTCTCCGGTTACCCGGCTATCTGCCAGGTAAGTGTTCACCCCGTTCGATGCCGACAGGAGTTGAACCGTCATGGCCGCCGCGCGGCTTCCTATTCCCGCCATATCAACCTCTCTGGATTACCCGCGGTACCGGCCGAAAGTAAGTCGGTCTCTGGCCGGTCCCCGGCGGCCGTCCCGTCGTGCTGGGAACGCCTGGCTGAATCCAGGACTCTCCCGCCGCCACCGGCGCCGCATTCTGCAGAGTCAGATCGTTCGGATCCGTTCCCGTATAGACGTTCCACCCCGCCGCCGTTTTCGGTGCCGCGCCCGCTTGCACCAGGAACGTGCTGTTTGCCGTCGTTACCGCCGTCGGTTCCGACGCCAGGCCATCTTCTCCCGCCGTGTTCGCCCAAGCTATGGCCGCGAAGTATGTCCCGTCCGGCAGGTTGCCGCCCGAGGAAGACTGCGCCGTCGCGACTTCCGGCGGCGCAGCCTGCGGAAGCGGTGCCATAACTATTCCCAGTCCCGTTTCCCTCAGTCTCTCGTACCATTGCTTGGCCATCAGGTGAAACTGGTCCCGCTTTCCGCCATAACGGTCGTTGAGTTGATTGTTGTAGGCATCGCTGTACACCAACTCCAGCGCGCGATACGTGTTCCAAAGCTTGAGCGCCGGTGTTACTACTACCGAGTTCAGATGCGGCTTGGAAGTCGCCCAAAGCCACTGTTCCCGGTATGAGTCTCCAGTTAGCAACGTGATGAGCTCGAAACTGAGTTCATTCTGTGCCAGCGTCAGTTTTTTGCCACATCGATCCCCTCCGCGTGTGCCACGTTGAGGAGTTGCGAATCCTGCGCCGCCATGTCGTCGATCGTCGAAGGTGCGCCGTCGGTGAACAGTGCCATGTTCCTAACCCTGCTCCCGCTCCCCGCGCAGCCGGTGCAGTTCCACGGTCGATATCAGCGACAACGGCACCCTCATCGCGGCCATGTTCGCTTCCACCTGCTCTTTCGCCGCCGCCTGCACCTGTCGGAAACTGGCCGAGTCTTCCGCCGGTGGTAGCTCTGCCGAGCCATCGACGATCATTTTCGCGGCCACTGCTTTTGGCACCTCCGTGTAAATACCCGCCTTGCCGCCGTCCCCGGTCTCGTGGCTGACCACCACCACGTCCCTCTCCGGCAAACCTGCCTCCGTCTCTCGAATCTTCTGGAAATACGCCCTCAAATCCATTCGTTCCTCCCGTGCCGTTCCAATTGACTTCGCTACTGAACCCCGGCCTACCGGCTGGACCAACAACTCGCCCAGCCGGTTCTCGCCTCGTCCCCGAGACCTCGCCGGTTCCGCCTAAGTGCTGACTTGCACTCCTGCCGCGTTCCGCAGGACGCCGCAGCCGTAGAGCATGTCCACGGTGAATTGCTGCGCCAGCGTGTTCGGCTGGTAACTCATCACCACTCGCATCCCGAAATTACCCATCTCCGCGTACTCCGCGATCGCGCCCGTCCCCGGCAGCGGTTGCGGCAGGCGCCGCACTACCAGGCCGATGGCGTCCTTGGTGAACGCCAGATTGTGCGTCGTCGTCACGATAGTACCCGTCGAGGTCGTAGTCTTCGGCACGAATTGCGACCGGAATACATAGAAGTCCTTCACTTTGCCGATAGACCCGTCGATCAGCGCTTGCAGTCCGGCGTCGCCGGCTGTCTGGAATTCGCTGAATCGCGGAATCTGCCGCCAGGCCGAGTAGGATGCCGCGTCCACCACGATGAACTTCGGTTCGGCGGGCGGAATTTTCGCCAGGAACAGCGCGGTTTCAGCGGCGTCCACAGTGGCTTCCGTGATCGCCGTTCCCGCTGTCCCCACCGGCGTATTGACCGTGAATAGCCCGTACAGACTCAGAAGGTCGCTCTCCACCTTCTGTGCCAGTGCGGCCACCGCCGGTTGCAGATACAGCTTCAACAGGTCCGGAACTGCCAGAATTTTCAGGACGTCCGGAATCTGAAACGTCGCTTCCGCGTGCGTATTCAGTACGATCTGCGCGTTCCCCACAGTCGGGTTTTGCAGCGTGACCGTTCCCACCCCGCTCGAACCGACGTCATTGAGGTTGTTTGCCACCATCTGCGGCGGGATTGGCACGTTGATGGTGTCTCCGGAGTGCGCCAGTACCGGCTCGTAATCGCGATTTACCAGGTTCCCCATCACGAGGTTCCCGACCAGCACCGGCAATGCCTCCGCCGCCACCAGTTTCACTATCGCGTTAGCCACATTCGTCGATGTAATTGCTCCCATTCTTTCTCCTTCTTCCTATTCTTGTTGCGGCCTTCCGGCCGGCTGTTCTCTACAGCCCCCGCAGGGACTGCGACGCCACGCGTACGATTTCCTCTCGTACCCGTTGCATCTCTTCCGATTTCATGCCCGGTCGAATACGATCGATACTTACCGACTCGTGCCCGGCCTGTGGCGCCTTGAGATTCCCCGTCATCCCGGTTCCTCCCGCGATCCGGGCTGGCAGAAACTCCGGATTCTCCTTCACGAAAGCCGTGAGATACTCCCGTACCGGCACCTCTCCGCTTTCATCTCGTGCGACCAGTCGCCCATCGTCGGAACGGACGATTCCGTCCTGCACCGCCCTGAATGCCAGGTCGATCTTGGCCACCCCCAACCGCTGCAACTCGGCCCGAACCGCGGAACTCCGCTCCGCTTCCTCCGCCTTCGTCCGGTTCCGCTTGTTCTCTTCCGCTAATTCGTTTAGCCGGCGCTCCATCTGTTCGCGCCGCTTGCGCTCTTCCAGCAGTTCCGCTTTGTACGCGGGCTCGCTCTTCGCTTGCTCGTTGTTGGCATATTCCTGGATCGCCTGCCGCACGATCTCTTGAACGTCGATTCCTTCCATATACCTCCCTAAAAATGCTTGGGGCGGGCCCTTTGCGAGCCCGCCCCGTGCCTACCTCCTCGTCGTCTGTCTCCCGCCCGCCGTCTACTTCGTTACCGGATCTGTAATGCCGCCCGGTTTCCCGTAGTCCGTCCGTTCGATCTCCTCGACAATCTGGTTCTTGATTTCCGGCGGCGCGTCGTTTAAATACTTCAACGCCAGCCGTTTGAATACCTGCTTCGTCAGCGTCTGAGATCCGATCCCCAGTGCCAACAGGTTCTTGGCGTCGTCCAACTCCGTCCCGAATTCGTCGATGTCGAAGTCGTCCAGGCCCGTTACCCCAATCGAGGTCTCGTCCTGGCGCGCCGCCGCCACGGCGATTAGTACCTGCGTCATCGTCTCTTTGACAACCGTGCCGTACGCTCGCAGCACCTCTTCTGTGGTCGCGAAATCCAGTTGTTTGCTCAACCCCGATTGCCGCGCTCCCGTGCCGCTGCTGTCTCCCGCCTGGATCATCAGGTAACACACCCTGTAGATCTCGTCCTTAAGTTGCCCCAGGTTGTCCGCCGCGATTTGATATACCTTGCCGTCCGGCTCCGTCCATCCAAACCGGTCGTCTTTGCCAAGCTGCAGGTAGTAGGTCTCTCCCATCACTTGCTTGAACTCGCTGTCCGAGTAAACCACCGGCATCGCGAACAGCCCCATCGTCAGGGCCCACGAAAGGGCGTTCGATTTGTTGAAGTGTTCAAGCTGCAACAGCGCGGCCTTGTTCATCAGCCACAGCCCCTCGGTCACCTTCATCTCGAAAACCGGCACGCGTCCGTACGGCGCCAGGCAATGCCGTCCTTCGTCCACCAGTTCCACCGGGCTCGATTCGCCCGCTTTGCGGTAGATTTGAAAAGTCTCGCGGTCGTAATACACCCAACGCGTTTCCTTTTCCCACGTGGCATCCGTGACCTTCGATTGCTGCAGGCAGGAACTGCGGATCACGATCCACTCCAACCCGCCCCTCTCGTCGCGGTTCCAGTTGATGACTTCTTCCGCTCCGTAGTTCACCAGGAACGCTCTCGATTGCCCCGAAGCGTCTTCTTCCGCCCGCGTCAGCGCCCGCCCCGCCGTTCGCGGAAAGTCCACTACGATGTAACTGCTCCCCGATACCAGCATTTGTATGAACTGCTCGCGGAAGAACGCACTTAGCCGCGCGCCCTTCAGATCGCAGTCCGCAAAAAAGGCGTTGTAGAACCCGCTGGCCGGACCGCCGCCCTGGTCCAGTAACACCACCGGTTCGCGGTGCATCAGTGTCGCCGCATACCAGTCGATGATCGATCCTATGTAGTTCTCGTAGAACAACCGGATCAGACGCTCCTGGTACACTTCACCAGGCTCCTTCTGCCGCCGAACCAGGTACTCCTGCCCGCGCGCCCGCATCTGGTCGCCGCCCACGTATAGGTCCCGGTACCGCGTCCACGTCGCTTTCCGCGCTATGTACTCCGGATGTTCCCGATTAATCGTTTGTATCATGACAACAATCGCCCCCGTCGCTCCCCAACCTGGGGAAGCGGTCTGCATTCCTGCCACACCAGATAGCCCAGCGCATCCGACAAATGGGTCCGCTGCCGGTCCCGGTCCTTGTCGATCTGATACGTATCGGCCTTGAAGGCCACCTGCTCGAAGTCCATGGTCAGTTCTCTACACTTCTTGTCAACAAATACCGATATCTCTCCCGATGCCGACCGCAGCTTGGCGTTCATCAGGTTGATCCGCTCCTTCACGCTAGGATTCGCCTTCGGCACGCGATACTGCACCTTCAGTGCCGAATGCACCTGAAAGTGGTCGCGCACCACCTCGTAGTCCGAAAGGCCCGTGGTCTGCTGCTGATACCCCGACGCATCCCCGTACACAATCACTCCCGCATCGTGCCGCGGGTATCGCTTCATGAACTCCTCGCAGGCTTCCTGCGTCGTTCCATGGCGGATTACAATCTCGTCCAGCACCCTGATCTTCCCGCCTTCCGTTTGTACGATCAGCGAGCTCATCGGGTCTACGTTGAAGTCCAGCGCCCACCGCAACGGAATATTTGGATTTGGTTTTATCTCCATCAGGTGATCCTCGTGCTTGAACGACGTGTAAACCGTTCCGCCCGAAAGATGCAGGTACTGTCCGAGAACCTCCTGGGCGTAGAACTTCGCGTCATAACTCTGTTCCAGCCGTGTGTAGAAATCCGGTATCTTGTCCGTTAAATGGTGGTTCTCTCTCGGCTCCGCCCGGATCGTTTTGTAACTCTCGTTCGCATTGTTCACGAACTTCCGGTATACCCAGTCGTACCCTTTGGGCGTCCAGACCGCGAAACCGCAAAGCGTGTTCGCTCTCGGGTCCCGCAGGCGTCCTTCCAGGCGAAGCCATGCCTGTTCCTGCGTGTACGTCAGTTCGTCCAGTCCGAACCACGCCAGGTTCGTGCCGCGTAACCGTTCGAAATCGTCCACCGGCCGGAAGAGAATCCGCGACCCCGTTTCCTTGAACGTCAACGTATTCTCGGCCTTGTTGTGGTCGTACGGGATCGCGTTGCTGTCCAGGATCTCGAACAAGGACGCCTGCGTCGCGTCCCGTAACATTGGATAAGTTGGTGCGCCTAACAGGCCCATTCGCCCTGGGTTTAGATAACTCAGCCGGATTGCTTCATGACAGAGAGCCTGGCTTTTTCCGCTACCGATCGGTCCCGAGAATCCCTTGAACCGTGCGCCACAGTCGTGAAACCGTGCTTGCGACGGCAGAGGATCGTAGGTTATATCTCGGTTTTCGACGCCACTGGTCCGACCCAT